GGATCGCCGCGGCCCGCTCGGGATTGCTGCCGAGGACCTGCGCCACGCTGGATGCGAGCTGAGAGAGGGAGTTCGCGAGCACGACGATGCTCGTTGCGTTTTCGGCGACTGTCTTGGCGAGGCGAGCTTCGAGTTGCTGGCGGACCATGGCGAGCTTGTCAGCAGCCTCATCCGCCTGGCCGATCAGTTTGTCTGAAAGCACAAGCCCGGCCCGCTCGGCCTCATCGGCGAGCGCCCCCACGCCGCGCGCGCCCTGCGTCAGCAGCGGGTCGAGCTTTTGTCCCGCCCGGCCGAACAGATCGACCTCGACCCGAGCGCGCGAAGCCGGATCCTTGATGCGGGCGAGAGCATCGGCGATGCGCGGGATGATCTGTCCGGCGCTGAGCACCTTGCCGTTCGCATCAGTCAGCGAGACGCCAAGCTCGCGGAAGGTCATCACCGCCGCCTTGTTGCCCGCGAGCGCCTCGCCCATCGTCCGGGTGAGCTTCTGCAGGCCGGCGTCCATTTCCTCTTGGGTCAGCCCAACCTGCGAGGCGGCGAAGCGATAGACCTGCAACTCGCGCGTAGTGACGCCAAGCTGCTGCGCGACCTCGCCGAGCGACGAGGCATAATCGAGCGCTCGCTTGCCCGCCGCGACGAGCGCGCCGCCCGCGATGAGTCCGGACACCGCTTCGAAACCCGTCCTGATGCGGCCGAGGTGCCCCTCTATCGCCTTCGACGACTTCGCCGTCTGGTCGACTGCCTTGCGCAGCCCGACGACGAAGGACGAGGATTCGAGGGTGAGCGAGGTGTAGAGACTGCCGACCTGCGCCATGCCTACCTCCTTCGGCGCGCGATGCGCGCGGCCTTCTTCGCTTCACGCTCGATACCATCGCGCAAGCCGCCGATCTGCTTGCCGAGCAGCAATTCGCGCAGGGATTCGACGATCGGGCGGAACCACGGCTGCGCCGGCATCCTGACCGTCCCGAACTCAAGGAAATTGCCCCAAAAGGCGTTCCCCGTGGTGACGTTCATCGTGATGTGGCCCTGGTTGCGGGCGCGCTGGCGGCGGATGCGGATATTGTCGCGCAAGTGCCCATAATTCTTCGCTCGTTTCTTCTCGCGCGGATCATAGGGGGCGGCCTGGATAAGCTCGGACTGAAGCAGCCTTGCGGCCTCCCGGTTCGCGCGGACGCCGATCCTCGTGGAAACCTCGACGCCGAGCTGCTCGAACGCCGCCTTCAACTCAGACACGCCCTCGACCTTGACGCGATCGACCTTCGCCACCGTCACCGCCCTTTCAACGCCCGTTTCCACAACCGCATCGAATGCATCATCTGCTCGGGGGACTGGCGGGCCTGCGCCCGCTGCCGGTCTCCACTCAAGTCCGCGAGCTTCGGAAACCGGCGCGGGTTCCACTGCGACAGTGCGCCGGAGTGCCATGCGAGCCACGCATTCTCGCGATGGCGCTGCTGCGCCGCCTCAACCCTGCCATCCATCACCGCGGCGAATGTGCGCGGCGTCTGCCGCCAGAAGGATTCTGGATCGAGCCCTTCGCCAACCCATCGGCTCAACCAGCCGAGGACTTCCCATCCGCCGCCTTCCGAGGGTTTTTCGTAGCGCCCTCGCTCGCCGGAAACGCCCCCGCCAGCGCCTTGCGCATCGCATCGGCCGCAATTTTCGTGGTCGCCGCCGCGATGATCTCGCCCGCCTCGATGAGGCCGCAAGGATGGTGCCGCTGGAGCCCCGCCCATATGACCGCGCGCAGCACCTTGAGGCTGGCGCCGGTCTCAAGATGACCGAGCAGTTCACCGATGGTAAGGCCGGATGCGTCCTCGGCCTCGCACAACGCGTTGATGTCATAGGCAAGGGTGTAGTTCTGATCGCCGGCCTTGAACGATGCCTCGCCGCGAAGAGGGTTCGCCATTACGCGCTAGGCCCCTGCGTCAGCGCGCCGCTCACCTTGAGGGTAGCCGAGAAGGTCTGCTTGCCGTCCACCTCGAACCCGTCCGGGCCGTAACTGGTGACGATGCAGCTCCCCTCGATATCCTCGGTGCCGGACGCCGCCTTGGCGACGATCTCGAACGCGCGGACATCGCCATCGGCAAGCGCGTCGAGCATCAGGTCATCGGAGGCGGAGCCTGCGACATAATTGCCCTGGATGGTGATCTCGCCCGGGTCATAGGTGCCGTCGCCGATATAGGTCTTGGCGCCGCCGGCGGTATCGTGGGCGGTCGTCTCAATGGTCGCACGCGACTGCTGCGGCGGAGAGACGCTGAACACTTCAGAGACCGTGGTGAGAGTGGAGCCATTGTGCAGCTTGAAAACTGCACCGAACGAGGTCTTCGCCATCATTGTCTCCTATGCGGCGGCTGCGTGGTAGATGTGGAAATCCAGCGAGGTCCGGTGGACGAGAAGGCCGCTGGCGTCCTCCTCTGGATCGAAATCGATACGCGAGATCAGCTTGGCGTGATCGAAGGAGACGCCCCCCTCGGTCGCGCCGGGCTCCAGTTCATCGATCAGAGCGGCGCGCACCGCATCGACCTGCCCGGGCGAAGCCCCCCAGATATCGAACTGCACGCGCGGCCTCTCCAGATCGTCTGCCGCGCCATGATGATAGGCACGGCCTTGGTCGATGACCTTGAACGAGATCGACGGCAGCGGATCGCCCTGCGGCCGCCACATCCGATAGACTCGGCCGCCCACAAGGCCGGCAATGGCCGCGTTTGCGAGCCTGTCCCGCAGCGCCGCCGTCATGCTCGCCATCGCTTACAGCGACACGCCGCTGGGCTGGATGTCGACGTTCAGCGCCGTCGTGGATGTCGCCATGCCGATGAGGACGGAATACTCGCCCGACCCGATGTCCGCGACGGGGCAGATACCACCCGGCGTATCGGATAGATAATAACCGACGCCTGCCGTGATGGTCGCGCCGATGGTGATCGAGCCCGACTTGAGAATGGCGATGGGCTGGTTGATCGCGCCGCCGTTCAACGCAATGCCACGGGGCGCGCGAGCCGCTGCCGTCGCAGAATTGCTGTCGGCGAGCAGATATTTGCCCGTCGTGCTGTCGCGATAGACAACCTGCCCGGCGGTGATCGTAGCGCCGGCCGTGCCATGCTCGATGCCATCGGTTGAGCCAGCGACCACATTCGCCGCGGTGATTGTGATATCAGCCATCGTGTTCCTCCTTCATCCCGTCAATCCGCCCCGGCGCGCGCCGATATCTCGAGCCCTTCGCGTCGGCCGATCTCCATCACACTCAGGATCGCCCAGGTTTTCCCCGCGTAGCTGATCCGGTCCTTCGGGTTCACGTCGGCCACCACGCTCGAATAGCGGATGCGAAAAACCATCATGGCCTGCGCCGCGATCTCGGCGTTGACGAGACGCTCCGATCCTGGGGCGGGCCACGCGCTGGCCCACACCCCCGTCAGATCGGTCCACTGCGGCAGCGGATCGCCATACTGATCTTCGACAGACTGGAAGCGCTGGATCGTTATCCGCCGGTCGAGCTTGCCCGCGTCGATCAGTTTGCCCATCAGAACGCGTACCGCCGATACGGCGCGAGCAGCGACTTCACCACCTCCGGCCAGGCACTCTCGCCTCGATTGTCGAACCATCCCGAGACAAGGAACTGGAGCGCAAGGCGAACCGGCTCTGGCGCGGCGTTGATGTCGCCATAGCCCACTACCGCCGTGATCGTGACCGCCGCCGGGCTCGCATAGACGCTTGGCCAGCTTTCCCCATCCACGCGGCTGAGCATCGGCGCCAGGCCGAACAGATACGTCTCATAGACATCGCTCGAAAGCGTCTGGCTCACTCCATCCGCATCGAGATATTCGACCGTCACCGACTGCACCGGCGCTATCGGCAGATAGAGCGCATCGCAGAAACCAGCACGACGGAGCTTCACCGTCTGCGTGACGAGCCGAATCCCAGTGACATCTTCGATCGACTGCCGCGCCGCAATCATGAGACCGAGCAAAGTCGAATCCTGGTCCGATCCGTCGATCCGGCACCATTCGCGAAGCTGCCCCATCGTGATCGGCTCGGATGCCGGCGCGACCGTCGTCTCGATCGGGAGCCACGTCATTCACTCGTCTCCACCGATCCGATCCGAACGCTCACCGTGCGAACGTCCGTCCTGCCCTGGCTGGTCGTGATCGTGTTCGTCAGTTCATAGACGTGGCGGAACAGCCCATCCTCGACGATGCAGCTTGTCGTCGCGCTGCTGATCGCGGGGGTACCGACCTTCACGGCAAGCCCGCCAGTTTCCACCGGCGATACCGACCATGCCGACGTGCTGATCGTCTCACCGTCCGCCAGGGACCATTCGATAGGAAAATCCAGTTCGGAGCCTGGGGCCTTGAGGTGCATTACAGTCTCCGTGCCCGCGTCAATCTCGATCCGCCCGCCGCCGTGGCCCTTCCGCCAAACGCTCGCGTCGTGCGCGTCGCGCTGGGCAGGTAGGGTGATACCGATTGGCCGGCCGCCGCCAGCGTCACAATACCGATCGCCGATGCCGCCGCCGCGCTGATCGGAAGCACACCCACCGCCGATGCCGTCACCGGATCGAGGGTGATCGCCGCCCCTCCCGCAACAGGAAGGCTTCCAGCACCCGATACCGTGATCGCGCCAAGCGTTGCCGCAGCATGGCCGTCGATCGGGACCGTTCCCGCTGCCGACAGGCTGATCGTTCCAATGCCCTGCGCGAGTGAGCCCGTAAGGTTCTGCCCACCCTCGGCCGCGATTCCGATCGCACCGATGGACGACGCCAAACCGCCAGCAAGAGCCAGTTGACCGACTCCCGACAGTCCGACAGCGCCAATCGACGCCGACAGCGCGCCGCCGATCGCCAACACGCCAGACGCCGAAAGAGACACCGCCCCAAGGCTGGCGGATGACTGCCCGGTGAGCGCCAAGGCGCCAGCGCCGGACAGCGCCACGCTTCCGATTGAAGCCGTGGCGGAGCCTGCTATCGCGGCCGTCCCCGCAGCCGAAATGGCAACGGTGCCGATGCTCGCCGATGTCGTGCCCGCGATGGCGAGCCCGCCGGTCGCCGAGGCCGTTATCCCACCAACGGTGACCGACGCTTCGCCGGTAATGCCCGATGCCGCGGCGACGGCGGCGAGCATTGGTCCGAAGCCATGATCGTTCGCAACGCGAAGGCGATCGATGTTCTTCTTCGTGCCAATGGTGGTGCATGGCATCCGGAAGCCCCGGACATTGCCCTGCGCCGCCTTCATCGGCACCCATTCCTGAAAGATGTCAGGCCTGATCTGGCAGGGAGGCGTCCCCTTGAACAGCGCCACGGCCTGCGCCTTGGTGAGCCGCCCATTCCAGCAGGCGAAATCCTCGATCAGTCCATCCCAGCCGCGATTGGTCGTCTGGTTGTTGCCGATGTGCCACTTGCTGACAGTCGTCGCCGTAGGTGTGCCGGACGGAGACTGATTGGTGGTGACGGATGCCGCGACGCCGTTGATATAGACCGTGGGCGCAGCGGTCGAATTGCTGTCCCACATCATCACCGTGTGAACCCATACGCCGGTCGATGCGGAACTTTGCGCCGACCACTCCCACTGCCCGCTCGTCGTCGAATAATTGCGCTGGAAGCGCATATTCGGCGAACTGAAATAAAGTTGATGGTCACCGTTCGCCGTATCGGAGGCAAAGACGCGCCCCAGACTATTCCCGCCGGCCCCGCGGCGATTGTACCAGAACGCCACCGTCTGGATGGAGCCCGGCGTGAATGAGCCGGTGCTGACCCTATCCGTGGTGCCGACGCCGAGCGTCGAGAAGAAGCCCCGCGACACCTATGCGCTCTGCGCCAGAATGCCTTGATAATGAAGTGAGTGGTTGCCCCCGGTCGAATCGAGGGCCGCCCCGGACTGGTTTTCGATGACCAAGCCCCATTTCGCCGGGATGCCCCCATAGCCGAACGCGCGGGCGAGATTGAACGTGCCGGTGAAGGTCGTGCCGTTCGCGTTCATCGTGATCGCGCCGAGGAAGGCCAGGTTGGTCTTTTCGCCCGAATAGGCGGCGTCGGATCCAGTCGCCCCGGATGTGTAGGTCGTGCCGCCGTCCGCCGTGGCATAGGCGTAGACGTTGACGAATCCGGTCGAAGAGGTACCGGCAGCGTTCGACTTGAGCTTGGCCGTCACGATAACGTCCATGAACAAGTCGGTGGTGTTATCGACAACGGTGGATTCGCGCGAGGACGTCGAGCCGAGCGAGGCAACCGTGCAGGTGATGGCCTGGTTGCCGGTGCCGAACTTCTGCTTGATGTCGCCCACCGGATCAGGCCCCCGGCGCGGTCAGCGTGAAGGTCGAGATGGTGAACGACTGGCCAGCCGCGAAACTGGTATTGTCGACGGTCAGGTCGCCACCGCCGCCGGTCAGCGTCACGGTGCCCTGCGCGTGGCATGTGGTTCCGTCCGAGGCGTAGAGGCGGAAGTGCGCCGCCGTGCCCGTAGCGTCCGCCGAGGCGTCTTGCCACGTCCCGGACTTGGCCTTGGAGCCACCGGATGCCGCCGCCATCCAGTCGGACGGAAGGCTGAGCGTGGCAAGGACCGTGCCGCTATCCGCAGCGCCGGAATTCGCAGGCGCGGCGCCGGTCCTGATCTTGAGCACCGCCGACGTGCCGATCGCCGTCTCGATCGCATCGAGCAGCGCGTTACGCACTGCGTCGGAGAATTGAAGGGCCATCTAAGCCTCGCGAAAATATGGGCCGCCGCGAACGACGGCCCAGGTTGGCCCGCAGGAGAGGTCGCGGGTTAGGCTACGAGCACGTGGAAAACGCCGGTCTTGGCGTTCCCGCCCTGCGCCAGCACGATCTTCACGCGGTCATTCGCGAGCGCGATCCTGTCCTGAACGGCGGTGCCGCCGGCTGCGAACAAAGCCGCGGTGCCAGCAGCGTCCGAGGTCGCGACACGCGGGTTCGCCACGAAGGCTGCAGAGACGTTCGTCCTGGAGACGAGCGACTGCCCCGTCGCCTCCGACGTGATGGTCATGTCGACCGTGTTATCGTAAGGCGTCGTACCATCGGGAACATAATGGACGGCATAGAGCAGCCCGGAGAGGCGCGGGGTGTATGCTGTCGCCGAGCCATCGGCGGCGGTCGTGACGGAAACCTTGTAACGCTTCATGGTGTTTCTCCTTGAGCGGCGCTCGCGCGCCTATCTGGACTTGCGCCCGGTGGCGGCCTTGTTCGCGGCAGCCGCGCCTTCGGCCTTGTTCGCATGATCAGGCTCAGCCTTCGCTGCCGGCTCAGGGGCCGGCCCGATGGGCTCAAGAACATGCGGGATTAGATGCTTGACCTCGGTCTCCAGCGCCGTACGCGTGTCGCCCACATTGTAGAGGCGATCTCCGTCATGGCGCCGAACGACGCGATATTCGGTCATCTTGCTCATGATGAACTCCTTGCCCGGCGGACATCAGCCCGCCGGGTCAATGAGGAAGCGGTCAGGCGGCGAGCGCGGTGTCGAAGTCGCCGTAGATGAACGCTTCCGGGCGATAGACCGCGAGGGCCAGACGCTCTTCGGCGAGGATCGTGACGAGGTTTTTGATGAAGTCGTCCTCGTTCTCGGTCGCCAGTTCGACGCGCGCCGACCAACGATCGAAAACCTGCGCACCGAGCTTGAACGCCCCAGTCAGGAATTTCCGAACCGTGATTGCCTGCGTCGCCACCACAGGGAGCCCCCAGAGCGTCGGCTGCGTGGTGCCCTGCGGATTGCCGATGATATACCGGCCGTCCGCGTCCTTGAGCGTTTCGATGGTCGCCCAGTCGGTCGGGTGCATGACGTGCCCGGTGGCCGGATATTCCGCGAGAACCGCCTGCAGCATCGCCAGCCGGAGCACGTCGATGATGTTGAGGTCCGCAATCGTGACCGGCGCCGAGAAGGCGGTCGCCTGCGGGATGATCCCGTAGAGGTTCTGGCCGGTGTTATCGCCGTTGAGGAGTTGGGTTTCCTCCTTGTAGGCGAGGCCGTACAGAAGCCGCTCGTCGATGACCGAGCGCAGCTGCGAGATGTCGTCCATCACCTGGCGCGAAGCCTTCATGTAATGGGCGATCACCTTGGCGCTGGTCGTATACAGCTCGAACTTGATGTCCGAGGCTGGCTTCGCAGCACCTTCCGCAACCATGCCGGCGCTGTTCGTGAAGCCAGTCTCCTTCACATATTCGAGCGTGTTGCCGTCCATGCGGCCCTGAGAAATCAGGTCGCGAACGGTCATACGCCTGTTGGGGAGAAGCCGGATACCAGGCAGGCGGGTGTTGTCGATCGCGTCGCCCACCGAACCGGCCGCGTCGGTCGTGAGCGAGGTCAGGGTGGCCTTCGTCTCAAACGACGCCTTGCCACGGAACGAACTGCCCTGGGCAAGCATGTTCTTCGCCGCGTCGGATTCCGCGAACCGATCGCCGAGCGTCTTGTTCTCGGGATTCTCCCGCTTCATCGAGGCGACCATCTTCTGCTCAAGTTCTTCGACCTGGCCCTTGATGGTGTTCATGACGATCAGGTGCTCGTCGGCCTTCTCCTTGAGGGAGGTCGACAGTTCCTCGCCACTCTTGGCCTTGCCCAGCGCCTCTTCGGCGATGGCCTTGACCGCATCG